CTTCGTTACGCGCCGGGTGAACCGAATACGCAACGCGGGTCTGAGAAGCCGAACGAATAACGCTCACGAGCCTTGAACCGCATGTTGCCGGTGTCGAAGTCCGGATCCATGTTGGTTGCCAGAGGCATACGCTCGAAGTGCTTGAGGCCGTTCGGGGCATCCGTCTTGATGAAGAACGCATCGGTGTCGGTCAGGTAGTCGTTGACTACGTAACCTTCCGGCAGCATGCCCATGCTCTTCAGAGCATTGACATCGTTGTCGGCGGTTCCAACACGAAGGTTCGACACCAGCAGACGCTCGGCAATGAACTGAAGCTGACGCGGAATGATCAGCTTCATGCCGCGCAGTGCGATGACCAGACCACGCTCATCGACGAAGCCTGCGATGTTAATCAGCGCATCTTCGAGCGAAGTTTCGTTCAGGTCAGCCGCAGTAGACGGCTCATTGGCGAAAGTGCCACCGCTGGTAAGCGGGTGCGAGGCATCACAGAGTGCTACACCGTCGCCGCCGGCAGTTGCGCCTGCGGTGAAAGCGTTGTTAAGGACGGAAGCGGCCTTAACTTGCTTGGTGTGTGCCATCGAACGGGCGAGGGCACGAGTGTAGCGAGATGCCAGACGGTCGTAGAGGTTGTCCTCAACAGCTTCCTCGGTGATCGAGAAACCCATTGCGACGGTCTCGTGGGTATACCGTGCGGTATACGCCTCGTTCGCGTCGTCGAACGAGATTCCAGCGCCTTCGTTCTTAACTGGTGCGGCGCCAAAACCCGACAGCATGACCTCTTCTTCGAATGCTCGATCTGAGCCTTCGGTGTCGAAGATTTCAGCATGCTGACCCTCGTAGCGAGTGTATTCCATGCCAAAGAGGGCGTTGAGACCAGGCTCAAGCTCTTTGGCGAGTTGTGCGCGAGAAATAGCCATAACTCACTACCCTCCTTACGAGATTGTGCCTTCAGCAGATCCGCCAGTGGCAGGTGCTGTAAGGGCATGGTTGTTGATCATCACAATCAGCGGGATACCGGCAGCGGTAAAGTCAGCGTTTTCCGGATCGTCGAGAACGCCTAAAATCTTCAGCGGGTGCGAAAGATCAGAAGCATCTACGGTCGATACGTCAAGCTGTGCTGTCGAGATACCAGTGGTTGTATTACCATTTGCTGCGCCTTTATTAGACTCAGCCGAGAACTCTGCGTTCTCGAAAATGGTGGTGATTGCGGTCGCTTTGTCGGTAAGAGTAGCGTCCGAACAGACAATGAACCGCTGCATCGGATTGTCGTACACATTCGCAATGATGTCGAAATTTGTGTTCGCACTTCCCGATCCAGGCCAAGTGTTCGAAAACTTCTTTTTACCGGTGGTCGCGTCTACGTATTCACAGCCAGCGAAAACGCCAATGAATTTCAAAGTATCACCGGAAGCAGAACTGGAGACGGCGATGGTGCCGTCGTTAGTTGCGATAACCGGAGAACCTTGAAAAATCGCGCTTGCATCTGACTTAATGAAATACGCATTAGTACCGGAAGTAGCTGGTGTGCTACCTGCGGTATTAATCGGCTTCATGCCGAAGGCAACATTTGAGTTTGCCATTGCTCTACCTCATTGGTTAGGAGGAATCTTTTCCTCCGAAAGTTACACGACTTTGCCTATCGTTGTGGATAGGCATTGAGGGATGTTGTTCCCTCATAAGGTTTTCGTCAACGGAACGCATCTGATTGCGGGTCTGATCCCGGTAATATTCAGTTCTCTCTTCGACCGTTTCCTCTGGAATCCGGCACAGCATCAAGCCGCCTACGCCGATAACTCCAGTATTCTTACCCTCTTCGATCACTGGATAGCGATCTGCAAGCTCGGGGTACTCGTCAGCGCGTACCGGTTCCCACCCCTCGCGGAGCTTCGAGTGTACGTTGGTCTTGTCATCCTCACCACGAATGGCGGTTCTGACCCAACGATGCTGATAACCAGCCGGTGCTTCAGGTGCCTCTAACTTAGAAGGCGGGGTCCAGGGCTTACGCCGCTGAGTGGTTGCGCGAGTCTCTGTTTCGCGTGGTTTTCTGTTCGTCATAACTTACTCCTTCACGTACTTGGCGTATTCCTCGAGCGGAACATTCAACCGTTTGGCAATCGCAATCTGCGAAGGTGTCAGTTTGACTGTTCTGCGCCCCTTTGGTGACGACGACTTGGAAGCCGTGGATCCAGCAGAAGCGACTCTGGGTCCAGCATCGCGCTTTGTCTCCGCAAACTTGTGCGGGAACTCCGTGCGAACACGTTTGTCAAGCTCACTATAATACTCATCGGAGGTCGGGTCAAACCCCTCATCCTCAATAAGTTGGCGATGAATACCAAAAGCGGCATATGTCATGGTCTGATCATTGCCAAACCACTCGTTCTTCGATGCCCAAGCCTCGGCCTTGGGATCCGGTTGAGCCGCTTGCTGCTGTGCCGGCTGCTGTGCAACAGGCTCCTGACGCTGCGGCTGCTCCTGACGCTGCTCATTCCGGCGCTTGGCTTCTTCATATCGAGCCTGCTCCAGAGCGATCTTACTGATCCGCTGCTGTGCTTCAAACATACCGTCAGCGTCACCCTCGTCGTACGCTTTTTTGTATGCCTCTTTGGCAGCGACAGCATCCGCTTCCACGCGACTACCAAACTCGCCAACATAGGACTGATCGAGCTTGTCAATGCGGGCACGAAGCTCATCGTTCTGCTTCTTCACCGCCTCCGCGTACTCGATAGCCGCCTGTCGTTGGCGCTCTTCTTCACGGAACCTATTCGTCAGCTTCGAAATACGACGCTGAACAGAATCCGAATATTGCTCTAATTCATCTTCCTGTGCTTCAGCCTGCGGGGCCTCTTGTTCTGCCTCCGCCTGCTCAACAGGAGCTTCCGCTTGCTCTTCGCCTACCTCGACGACCTCAAGCTCTTCCTTTTCAGCAAGGTTGTTTTGCATACTATGCTCCGTATGTCTTGATATCGTCAGGATCGACGATGGTTGCAATGACTTCATCGTCATTGATGATGCGGACCTCGCCACCTTCAATTTGGAAGCGCGAACCGGCGTACCGACCAATACACACCCAGTCGCCTTCTTGACACCACGGCTTGCAATCAGGACCAAACTTGTCCGGATCCTGATAGGCCAGTGGCCCAAGACGAACCACATATCCCACAACAGTGGCACGTGCTTCTCGGTCTTTGGCTTGATCGGGAACGAATACTCCACCCTCAGTCTTGGCCTTGCCCTGATAAGGCATGACCAGAATCCGCCAGCCGGTGGGCTGCGGGATCCTATCTAGAGCGGGTTTTTTGGAGGCTTCTTCTTCAGCTTTTTTCTTGGCTTGCTGCTGCCGCAGAACGTGATCAGGAACTAGAAGCGTTGTCATAGTTAACCTTTTTTAGCAGGGCGCGTAACTCTTCTAGCGCGTAGGTGATGCCCTGAATCTCACCCACCATAGCACGATATGATTCCATATCAGATGCGCTACCGCTAGTCAGAGAGATGCTAATATCATCTACCCGTGTTTGCAAGGTTTTCTGATACCTTGATAAAAAATCTACAACGTCCATTATGACGCCATCTTTTCATCCGTGATCGGACCGCCAGAAACCCAAGCGTTACAAACACGCATCGACGCACACTTGAACTTCAAAAACTGACAATATCCAATGTCGCCCGCCTCGACGGACTCGTACGGATCGGCGCCGTCATCCATCCCGATACCCTTGGCGATGCAGTCTTTTATACGTGAGGTAAGATTGAAAGCAGCGCAGTTGCCGCAGCGACTTTCTTTTGCTGCCTCTATGTCCGTGTTGAATGTGTCAGCTATACTTTGCCAAAAACTATCGTTCTTACCCGTGTCATCAAGGTTTGGATTCAACGGTCCGTACTTATAGTTGTCGATAGCGTCTTGCCTGTTTTCAAGATTGAGATCGATGTCTTGCGTGGCGGCAGGGCAAGACTCTCCCTCGTCACCACCTGCATCAACCATGCGATCAATCGGCATGCCGTCTTGAATCTCTTTCGCCAGATCGAGTCCGTCTGGGATTAGTTTGATTTCGATTTTCATGTCACCGACCTATGTTTCTCGAATCAACAACCCGTCCATCGGGCATGACAAGAATAATGTCTCGACCCCCGCTGCGCTGAGTTTGCGGCGGAGCAATAACATCCGTCACCCCCGGCAGAATGCTGCCATCAGGCGCTAAAATGTCTTGCAAAAGATCAACCGGCTCATCAGGCGCGGTGTATGTTGGTGATTCTGATTGTGGGTTAACGGTGATTGACGCAGAGCCAGGATCGCCGCCGGGTATGTTTTGCAACACTGTAGAGCCAGTTGGAATTGATCTATCATAGTCATACATCAAATCATCGTCTCTAATTTCACGTAAGTAAGCCTGCTCTGCGGGAGTGGTCCCCTCTATGGTGTATACCATTCGACTGGTGCTTGTAGGAGCGATTTGACTGCCTACGATATACGTTCCTGACTCTTCGGGAGTGGCTCCAACCATTTCTTCGTATTCAGACGTTACCCTTGGTGCAGCAGCAAGAACATCGGCCACCGTTACGTCGTCTGGCCTAGTAAAACCGGGTGTTACAGGTGTTTCCTGCGGACGAGTGTTTATATTGGCGAAATAACTTTCTGGATTACGAACGTCGAGATCAGTAGTAAACGGCTCGAAAGCTTCAAGATCAGTCAATCCATCAACACTTCTAGGTGCCTGTTCTCCAAGCGCCGAAGAAACCAACTCATCCATGTTTCTCGGTATTTCAAAATCGAAGATTCCAATGTCCTGCCGCCGCGCATCACTAGCGGGTTGCCCCGGAACTACGAGATCACTGCGATCAAATAGATTTGATATTACTGCTGGCAACCCAAAACCACCGATACCCTGCTTGAGATTAGGATCACGTTCTACTCGACCAAACCTAGTCAGTGATCCCTCATCGAGCATTGGGTTTACGAATCCCGTAGAAAGATCAACAGGATTCAAGTATGCGTTGTATGCTCTGTTGTTCAGAGTCGCCATAATTCCCTGCGACTCTCCGCGATTTCGACCAAAATTGTTCGTGTAATCTATTTTACTGGGATCAATGCCAAAGACGCGGCTAAAAAATCCTTGTTTACCATAAGGATTTGTCGCCGTACGCCCAGTAACATTCATAAACTCTTGCGGGCTAAGAGTGCCTGCGGCGGTTCCAGTGCCAAAATCAAATCCAACGGGCGGACCAAATCCACCTGTTGGACCGTCAGATTGATTTGGTCCGCCGCTAGTTCTGCTTTGAACAGTGCTTCCACGCCTACCACTTAACCCAGAACGATCTACTCGGTTTTCTTCGCTAATTACAGCGCGACCGGTATTTGGATCAGTGCGAAACGTCGCCATTTACTTAACCCCAGTGAACTTGGTGCCTTGAATGGCCTTGCCGCCGCCACGCGACTGCGACTGCTCCTCGCGGTTCAACGGAAACTCTTTGGTCCCGAGCTTGGTGTCATCTTCAATAGTCTGCATCACCTGCTCGACCGTCATGCCACCAACCTGTGAGCCACCCATAGCTTTTTTAGTCGGAGACTGACGACGAAGAATCTCCATCTGCTCAGAGTCGGCCATGTACGGAGTACCCGGAATACGAGTCAGCTTTTCTTTTTCTCGACGAGCAGTGACTCCCTTGCCGGGGCTGCGATTCATTTTCTTTTTGGTTTTCTTAGGCGCGGTCGGTGCGTTACGCATGTGTCTCTCCAATACCTGTGCGCCGCCATCTCTGCGACTACGGCCCTTTTCGATGAGATTCTTGGCCTCATCATAACTTATTCCCAAGTCGTCAGCAAACTGCCTAATCCGTGGTCGTGCCACTTACTTCTCCTTCTCGTGCCCCAGCCATACCGCAAATGCACCGGTCATGGCCCCCGTGACTACACTCACTAGACCCGCTTGCGCTGGCGTCGGATCTGGCAGAGTCATGAACCATTCCACCACTCTCCACGCCGAGATCGACATCATTATCATCATCAGGCGCGGTAGTATCTTCCACCGCAGGAATCTTTCCATAGTTATTTCGGCCACGATTAAT